ACGGTCTCTCCTGACATCGCCTCTCTCACTTGTTCTACAGTAGGAACTGTGTTGACTCCATACTTATTCTTGATTGCGCTCGCCACACGCATCTTGGCCTGTCCAAGATTGACAAGTGACCACTTCGGGTATTCTTTCTTGAGGATATCAAATACACGGTCGGTCAATGCCTTCCAGATATCGGCGGAAATAACGGCTTCGGAACTCCACACCTCACCTTCAACCAATTCAAAAAACTCGGCGACTGCCTCCTTGCTCACCTTAAAAAAATCCTTTGCGGGATGCACGCGGCTTGTATACTTCTCAAGTAACTTGTGCAGAACCTTCTCCTTTTCATTCGGAGCAACAACTCTCTTCGCAAAGGCGACTTCGAAGGGAATCGGAACGGGACCATTGGAGAGCTCCTCGGCCTTTTCAGCAGGATTCATATTGGTGAAACCAACCTTGACCATACCATCAAAAAGAGGATTTGTCATGCAGTAGAGATATCCAGGCTCCGTTGTCATTCTTCTTAGAGGGAGTTTTAATTTGCATCGACTTCTTCCGCGGCCTGTTTATCTAGTTCATTAAGCAGATAATCAATATTATCAATTACCTCAATTTGATAGTACTTTCCGTAAAGAAACTGAAATAGATAGGAGTCCTTTTGCGGGATATTGCACTCGTGAAGGTAATCAAAGTAATTAGTAATCATATCGGCAAGTTCATAATAGAGCTCGCGCAACTCTGTATAGTCTTCAAATGCAATTGGAGTATCTCCCTGAGTCATTTGGTTATATAGAACTTTCGCACTATCGAGTGTATTCTCGATAATGGCAATTTGCTCATTCATGAGGGCGTAATTGGGTTGCTGTGCCATTTTGTATACTCATGGTATAGTAACAAAACAACTTCAAATTTTGACTGCGGTCGCAAACCTATTGCGCTACGCTTAATAGGCGAACATCAGAGCCGCACGACCACCATAGATACGGAAGATATTGTAGGTTTCTGCCCAGATATAAATCCAGAATCTCTCTACACCCGTACCAGGTAGGCAGCCTCTATCTGCAGCCATTGTCAGCTCTAGGTCGATTCGCCGAATCTTATCAAGATTAGCTTCACCAGATGGTTGACTCGGTGCCATAAATCCATTCATGACACCAAACGGCAAATTATAGTAATATCGATTGACCCAGGGTGATTTTCTCTGATTGATACTCGGCAGAATTGTGCGAAACAGTGAGGAGACCTCCGTACCATAGCGTACTAGCCGACCTTCATAGATAAAGGCAATATCACTGATTGGGTCGGAATCTCGTGTACTATATCCAGGTACATAGTCCGCAGTAAAATACGCAGCATTCAGACCACTTGCATCGGGCCACCAAGGTGCTACTGTACAGCCCACTCCACTCAAGTCACGCGTTGCCAAAAAGGGAGCATTATAGCTCGGTGCTTCATACCGCCCAGCATAAAAGAAAATATCGCGTGTTGGATTGGGAATACGCAGTGGTACGGAGACTTTAGGAAAGTTCCGCGTATCATAGGGTTCAATACGATAGTGCTGTGGAACCGGCAATAAAATATCAGCAAGACGGAAGCGGTTCGCTTCGGCCTTGTCGAGATAGATATATTCCGCCATTAAATATGTGTCTCCAAGTGATTGTATGAGGGGCATTGAGACTCCAGGAAGAATTGATGCGGACTGTCCAAGATATGTAAATGTACCTGCAGGATTCGCAACATAGAAGGGTGAACCCAGAATGGGTGGATAGACTTTGCCCAGTTGAAGTGTAATTGTAGGGTCCGTTACAATATCACTTACATAGGTGTCGCCAATGGGTGCAAAATTAATTGTGAGCTTCACGGCATCTGTGCTGATTGCGTCAATTGGCAGAAAGGCTCCTGCATCCCCTCGACTGAACCAGAATGGCAGTGGGACGGCCACTTGTGCAGGACGCTTCTGCGGATCCCAGCCGATTGTTCTCTTGGTAAATCCGTTGTCGTACCGCTGAATAAGTCGATTCACTGATGTCACCTTCTCAAGAGGTGTACGAAACTCATCGAGAACTTCAAGAAGCTGCGAATCAAGCACTTCTGTGCGGGACCCTCCAATATCAATCTGTGCAGTGCTGACAAGCACATGACCGAGAGAATTTGTCCAACCGAAAGTCGGTCCTAGAAGTGTCTGCCCAGCAGCAGTGGCTGCTGCCGACGCTGCCAGTTGCGCAGCTACAATATCGGGCAGATTCACAACAAGATAGAGACGACTAATCAAATGCCCTTGTCGCGGCAATGTCACTGTCGCCGCCCTTCCAAAATCCGGAATTTGGTCGAAGTCGATTCTTGACCACTGCGTTGTAAATCGACCCGCCTTGATAAAAACCTTCTTAAAAAAATCGATTTTTGGCTGCCCCTTTGGGGCTAGGAGTCGCACATCCTGAATTCCAGATTGAAGGATTTTGAGGAGTGCCGCGACCATCTATCTATGAGCCCGTTAGATAGAATAGAAGACAAACCGCAGCCCATACTCCTTCATACACTTCTTCAAAAAGACCTCGCATGACTGACACGGCTGGGAGAAGCGACTTTGTGGTGTACGACCCATACGAAAGACATACATATCCGCTCCACGAAGCAAATCGGTATTACCGATTTTCTTGACAACTGCACGCTCTGCATGAATACTCCAATCCGAATAGCCACAGCCCATATGACGAGCACCGAACTGATTACAAGCCTCCGCAAGAATCTTGCCACGCTTTACGATAAAGGCTACATGAATATGTGCCCAGCCTGTATTTGTCAGTGAATTATTCTCAAACTTTGCACCTTCATTTTCAAAGAGAGTCTTTGCAAAGGTATGTGCACATTTTGGCTCCTTCTCAACCCGATTTGGGTACTTGTTAAAACGACGAGGAGCTGTAGTGGCCATTGTGTGATACATTGTATAGTGCTAGCAAGCAACTTCAAATTTTTGTAAGCCTTATTAGCTATCAAACATTTGATTTCCAATTCCATTCTCAAAGCGAAGCCAGCGTAGACCAAGAACATAGACAACCACTTCCCATTCCTGATTATAGACTCCACCAGGTGGACTTACAGTGAGGGTCAAGCGGACACTCTGCGCACGCGAGGCATTGAGTGTTCCACTCGGCTGATGGTCAGATGGTTTTCTTGCAATCGGATATCCATAGATATAGGAGCTATAAGAAGTAATCCCTCCAAGATGATGGCGACTCAAGAGTTGACGGAAATACTCCTCCTCTGCACGAATCAGTTCAATTCCATTGACTTGTATGACTGCAGAGACTACAAACGCCTTCGGTGGATTGAAAGTAGGGTCGAATTCAGCACTAATGACTGAACTATAATTCGTCCATTCATTATTTTCAATGATGGCGGCCTTGCGTCGTACAAACCAGATAATCTCCTCCATCGGATGATTCGCCTCCAGCGGCAACTGTACAGTAATTGTATCACCCGCTGATTTATTCACTAGATATTTCATAGGCTCAGAAAATGTAAATGTCTGGACTCCACGATAGAGCATTTCAAAGGGGGTGTAGAGCATACGCTCGCGCACAAGGCCACTTACATAGGCTCCATAAGTCACTAACTTGAAATCTTCAAAGGCAGGTGCATCGGCAGCGGCTGTGATTTGAATCGTGGGTCGGAAGGGAAGGCCATTATCAATAAAACTGAAAGTCTCTCCAAGTGGCGTGGCTGTACAGGAGGAACGGAGACCAGTTGCGACTCGCACACAATCAATAAACAGCCGTAGAGTAATATGAATACGAACAGTTCCTTCACGGCATGCAATCAGTGGAAAGGCCTCCTTGAGTTTTGCACGACTGAAAAAAAAACTTAAAGGTATCATGAGTTTTCCTCCTTCGGTGGGAAAGACACGATTCGGATTCCAAGATTTTAGACGGCTCAGTGTTGAATAGCCCGTGCCGTCTACATTGATGCCAATCTGCGCATTTGTATCGGCCATTACACGGCCAGCCGTGAAGGCAAAATCACCATCAATCGTTTCAATCATCTGGTCCTCAATTTCGAGTTCCGCTTTCTGCACTAAGACAGTACCAATTGAATTTGCGTAGAACCAAGCACCGCTCGGATCAGCGTATTGATAACGGCCAGACAGGATACGGAGTACTGTGGTTGGGTCAAACCAGTGGCCGAGTTTCACTTGTAGAAAAACACCAAAGAGGAGGTCACCACAGGCAATGGAACCAACATCAAAAGAGAAGCGTTGACCAAAAGCAGCGGGACCACGAAAAGCGAAACTCTGAACAGCGGGAACAAAAGGGCGATTGCGGCGTTCCTGGTCGCGTGCAAACCAGGTTGTCTCAGAGTTGAGTGGTGTGAAATAATCGTCTTGACTATCACGGGTAGCCAAATCGATTAGGGTTGTTATATCACCACGAGGCCTAGAAGCCATTCTATTTAGAGGCTCGTTTGAAGTGTTTAGCCTGAACTTATTATGATACTGTGAAGTTCGCTGAGGTTACAATTTGTGAGGGTATACCACCTGATCTTGTAATTTGTTGTGTAAAATAGACTAGATTGTTATGAGCTACACCTAATCCAGTAATATCAACAGTATCTGTTTGAGGTGATTGAAAATTTCCTTGACCAGTATTTGTACCCGATGTGACTTGAGTTGTAGTACCAGAAACTATTTTATAAAGAATATAATTGTATGTATAGTCATAAAGACCATTTTTTCCATCATAATTCATTGTTATACTATTTGGTGTACATGCAGAAATATAAATATTAGTTGGGTTAGGGGAAGGGGCTAAAAATGTGTAGGATGCGATATAAGGAGCAACCGTAAATTCATCCGCATTAGGCGATAAAGTATCTCCAGGTCCTGCACGATTTCCAGCAGTCATACGAACATATAAATCGACTGGTCCAAGACTTGTATTTGGAGTAGGAAATGTAAATGTCTCTGTAATTGTTCCACTTGTTGCACTTGAATATGTTGTTCCTGTATACGTTGCAGGTGACTGACCAAGAGGGGCATATACATCAAATGAAACAGTCACATAAAAAGTCCATGTATAAAAAGTGGCTTTTGATGCAGCATTATTGCCAGTTGATGCATTCCATGTAAATGAAGCAACCGGTGCTTCATAGTTTGGAGCACCACCTTGTGGAGTAATTGTTAAAGTTGGTAGACTAGTTACAGGATTTGGAAGTGAAGTTGCATACCATGTTAGAGTGGCCGATGGAACTGACATACTACTTCTACTATCAGGGTCCTCTTGATCAAAATAGTTAGTATTAGGATATGCCTTTATTTTTGTATAGAACGATTTTGGAGACGGACTAGTCTGACTGAAAGGTAAATTCAAAGGATTTACGGCGATTGTTTCGTAAAAACTACTCCAATCACCAATAATCGTATTATCTGTATTAAAGAGTGCAATTTTATACTTTGCTCCACCTATACTCGTCCATGTAGTTGTTAATGTGTCAGCATCAATATTCGTTGCACCATATGTAATCACATTTGCAGTAATTACAGGAGTATCTGGAATACTTAACCAAATAGCATTATTTATTGCATAGGTTAAACTTTTAGCACCCCCTAAAATTTCATAATAGACATTACAACGTATATTAATATTCATATAAATATGAGGAATTTGAGAAGTAATTGAACTCGCTAAGATTCTTCCTGATACTAATAGAATTGGAGAGACGAGCGGTACTGGATTATAAGCAAAATTTTCTAGTACATATATACTATAATAATAATTCGTACTTATAAAAACATTAGTCCAAAAAAAAGACATAGCAGCTGTTGGGGAAGAAAATGTTATGGTTAGAGGAGGGAGTGGCGGAGGATAAATTTGTACAAGAAGCGGAGGGGTTTGCGTTGAAGAGTCAAATGTATGTGTTAATAAATTGTTACCATTATTAAATGGATTTGCACCGTCTGATTGGGTCCATTTCATTTGAAAATATGCCATTTATCTCTACTAGACTATATAT